TGAACTGCAACAATGTTCCATTATATGCTGTCAAAGCACATGCCACTTCAGTGGCAAGCACTTTCATAACAGCAATATCTTCATGTGAATAATTTTCTGGAAACTCTTCGGCCAATTCAATCAGTACCTGGAAAGCAGCATAAATAAGTTGTGCTGGCATACGCAAATCATATTTGCTGTAATCACCGGCATACCCTCTGCCACTACCTTGTTTTCTGATATGTCGAAACAACTGATCCATTTCCGGACCATGTGCGTTAATTCCTACTGCGCATTCTGACTTCAAAGGATGTAAGGACATGAATCTTGCAAGAGGCAAGAAAAATTTCCTCATTCCCAACTGTAAAGTCATATTTGCAGCTTGAAACACACGCACTTTGTCTTTCGACAGCTTGGTCGGTTCATCCTTCAGAGAGGCTTTAAAAGGCAAATTGCCTCTTTCGCCACGTCGTGCTTTCATTTCAAATTTCTGGAATTCCTCCCAGTGTTCATCAGTGAAAGTGCGTGGACAAGTATGCTCCTCTGTAGGTTCAAGAAATAAAACGTCTTGTGATTTGGGTCCACTCAAAGGAAATCCTCGTGAAGTTGACATATTCATTTGGTCAATGAAACGCTTTCCGTCTCTGCCGGAAACAATCTCAACCCGTGTTAAAGGTCTAATTTCACTGGCATACCACGATCTATGTCGCTTCAATTCTTTCTTAAGTGGACGTAGGTAATTCTCCATGGCTCTTCTGAGATGTCTCTCAGGAATTCCAATCGATGGACGACTAGAATACTTGAGCGATTCTCTCCATGGATGCCATGGCTCCCTACCTGTAGGTCCTTTTCCTTTCGGTGGACCCCATTGATTAGGAACCTGCATAACCTCACATACGCTCTCTGAGATAACACTTGTTTCAACCTTTGAATCAAATGTGTTCTTTCCTCCACACGACCCCAGGATTTCCATATTCGCACCAGGTTCCAAAAAACGAGTCGGACACTTGGCATGAATGTCTTTATCCTGTATGTAGTTAGTTCCATAAGACATATATTCTTCGCTAGCTTGCGCCGCTTGGAAATGTGTCGGGTCTTTTTGCAACGTGTGCATTGCAGCCCTAACTTCACTTGCCAAAGGTGTGGCACCACATCCAAATCTCTTGTCATTATTCTTTCCACCTAAATGGATAGAAGCAATATAAGGGTTTTTGGACATGGCGATCACAGGCGAGCAACATAGACCGTTAAACGTATCACGAGAAGATAAAGTATAATTAGCACCGGGATAATAGCGCAACATGCTTTCAGTTTCACCCCAATCGTAAACTCCAT